AGCACTCATTACACTTTTGTCAAACAGAAAGTAAGGATATATAGAATCAAATGTAATATAACCTTCAACTCTTCCAGCTGTTGTTGTAGTAAGAAAAGCAGATTGTGAGTACTCCTCAAAAAGTTGTATTGGCTTATGAGGATAATATTTAGCTAAAGATATATGGTCTTCGTGAAAGTAATAGTTAGGATTAGACTCAGCAGTTTCAACATTTATAATACGCGGTTGATTTCTATTGTCTGTCCAGAACAGTTGATTTTCTATCATAGCAGAGTCAAGTATTGGACTATTATATGAAAAATTTAAGAATCTACCAGAAACAATAGTGTTTACAGTGTTAGATGTTAAATCTGCTACAATTATCTTGTGTGAACTATTTGGTGAAGCAAATAAAGATATTTGATCTGATGAACTATCTTGAAAGTCAGTTGCAAATATATAAACTTTATTAGTGTCTTCACTTATATACCAACCTATAAATTGTAATAAAGAAACCGCTGTTGTAGCTCCTGAAGTATCTGAAGTTAATTGGTTAAAAAGTAAATTACCTAAAATATTTTCTAACGCACCTACATCAGATCCTTCTGATCTAGAAACAGAAATATTTTGACCATCTCTATATTCGTCATTAGCTAATAGTCTAGCGTCTAAGTCTTTATTCATCTTAGACTGAGTAAATGTATGGTTAAATTTTCTTTGAGCCATTTAATTTAATGTTTAATCCATTTAGATTGACCTCTAAATATTTGAACTATTTCATCTATTTTTAATTCAGATAGTCTTAATTTAGCGTTTCTAGTTTTTACATAAGAATCTCTTTTAAGAAAAGATTTTGTATTTCCATCAACATCGTTTCTAGTCATAGCAACTCTATATAGTATCTGAGCATAAAAAGCTTCTTCAGCTAGTTTAGGAACAATACTATTAAAGTCAATACTTAAGCCATCTGATATATAACTTAGTTGTATAACTTGGCTAACTAAGCCAGCGCTAAACGTAAACATACCTGTCCTCTGGTTTATGCTAAACCAACCATTTCTTTGTGTTGTTTCAGGGTTTAATCCGTATCTACCTCCATAAGCTTGCTTGTACCACTGGTAGTTATAAACACCACTATCATCAAACGGATCATAATCTCCTACTACTTGCCTGTCGTTAGCGTCTTTCCATCTGTCTTCTATTATAGATTGTGAAGCTTCTAGGTTAGTTCCATAAGAACTTTGACTAGGTACGCCAGTTGCGCCATCTTGAATAGGTAATTCGTCAGGATTACCACTAAGTCCCCATAGTGGATATATAGTGTGTAATAGCCCTAAGTTATCAGCCCAAGCTACTCTAACGTAATTAACATAATCTTTAGGTATTGGCACTGTTAAGTTTGTTGGTACAGTTAGTTCTTGAGATTTGTAAGCTTTTAAAATATCATATGATAATTCTTGCATAGCTCTTCTTGTGTGAAACAATAGTTGAGTTCTACTTACCTTTGTTAATATTTGACCATCACCCGTGTACGCTAGTTGAAAGTTGCTTATAATATCGTTTAATGTCAAGTAACTATAACTACCGTAATTGTCACCTGTAGCTATATCAGTTAATTGTAAAAAAATAAACTGACCGTTAGCGGGAGCTGAGCCTTGTATATTTTTTAATATAATAGTATTGTTAGTAGTGTCAGTTACTGCTATATTTTGAACAGGTACTTGGTTACTGTCAGAAGGTATAGTTGTAGCCGTAGCTAATACGTGAACTTTAAAATTACCTGTATCTCTAACTTGAACGCCTGAACTAACATCGTCATAGTTACTAATTAGTGTAGTATTTAAGTCTGGAAAACTCCAAACCAACTGCACGTTACCTGACTCATTTTCTATAGGACCATATTGACCCGCATAGTATTGTTGATCGTTTTCTGTTAGTGGAATTGTTGCTGCTGTTTTGTTTGGCATAATTTATTACATTTGTTCTAGTGAATCTTGAGCTACCGCTGCTTGAGCAGCTTGTGATATTATTTCGTTATCTCTTACTATTACACCAGCGTACATTAATATTTTTAATATAAGCTCAGTTTGATCTACGTCTGATATTTCAAAATCAGTAGAGGAACCAGAAGCATACACATATCCACCTACATTGTTAACTGTAAAAGCCCAAACTGGATCAGCTGGTTTTTTAACATATTCTATAATATAGCTTTGAGCACCTGTACCGTTTCCGGCGTTAGCAGCTGCTGTAGCTATACCTGGTAATATATTTAATGTATTTCCCTCCAAATAACATATTGGGTGACTGCTTGTAGGTGATGTTAACTGAGAACGTCTAGCTTGTAAAAATTCATGACGTGATAATTTTTCAACTTCTACTGGAAGTTTAGCACTGTCTGTATATTCTAACATACCAAATCTATGATTATCAGCAGGTAATGTTGTTTGACCGAATATACCGGATAAGGCTACAGTTGCAGTGGCTTGTGTTTCAAATGTAGCTATTTTTTCTTGTAGCAATTTAACTCTGTTTGCGTATTCTGTATCGTTACTAGGTTGTCTTAACATTTGATTTAAGTTTTCAAAGTAACTTTCAAATATTTCTAATTGTACTTGAGTACCAAGTTTGTTAAACTCATACGGTGTTAAATAACCTCTTTGTTCTTTATTAAGAATAGTAAGAACAGTAGTATATACAGTGTTTACGTTTATTGCCATTTTAATATTTTAAAAAGGGTAGCATAAACTACCCTTAATTATAATCACTTGTTATTTGAATTTTTTCTCTATTGATTTGTAAACTTCCATACCTTCATCAGTCTTAAACCAAGCGGCCATAGCTGAATATGGATTTTCATCAAACGGAACATTCATTAATTTTCTACCATTGCTTTTCCAAGTAAAGCTTCTTTGATCTTGTGAAAGGTCTATTATTCTTTCTTCAACAGCTCTGATAGCAAAATTTCTAAGAATTACATTTTCATCATTTGCTAAGTTAATAAATAACTCTGGATTTCTTTTTGCAAATAACAATAAATCTCTTCTAAGCTCTTTAGATGATAAAGAACTAACAGATGATCCAACCTCTACTCTTAATATTGCCTCAGCTTGCTCAATATCCATTTCATAAGCCATATTCATAGCTTGTATTTCATATTGTAAATCTTCAAACTGATCCTCTGCTTCTATTATTGGATCAAACTCTTGAAATATAACACCTTTGTGAGGGTGTTTATCTAAAAATTCTTGTAAATTTCTTTTTTCTTTAGGAACAAATAAATGCCCAGTATTAAACATTACATGTTTTAACGTAGCTGCTCCTTTTTGTTCATCAACAAATATACTTTTCATATTAGTAGCATATCTCATTTCTCTTTCATATCCTTGCTCTGGATCAAACCATACTAAAGGGTATCTTTTAGAATGTCTACTTGGTATAGTATATGTTAACGGTGTTTTATTACCTACTAAGTAATAGTTTCTATCTTTGTATTCCCAGTTATCTACTGGTTTAGCTGCAGCCTTCTTGACTGGAGCCTTTTTTGTTTTTGTTTCTTCCATAATATAATATAATATAAATTAATAAAGACCCCGCCGAAGCGGGATCTTATTATTGTTTTTTAAGATAATGCTTCAATATCTGTAGCAGTAACTTTAGAACTTAACTCTACTAATGGAGCTGGGCCAGTAGCCCCTTCCATTACGTCGATAGCTTTTACAACAGTAAAAACATCTGTAGCTGTTAAGTTAGAAGCACCAGTTATTTGTACTTCTTTATTAGCTATATATCCTATAACTACTTTGTTTGATGTTAACTTAACTGAACCTACACCATCGGCAGATACCACATCAAATTGACCACTAGCTTTTGCTAATTTTATGTGTCCCATAATTTCTATATTTTAAATGTTAATAAATAATTAAGCTCCTTTAAATAACACGAAGTTATTAGCAGCTTGTGTAATTAAACATCTTTCAGATAAGAAATTAACTCTCATTGTATCTAAATCAGTAGTGTAAGCACCACCAACAGATCCAGTGATCCACGCTTTAAATCTTCGATCTTCAGTTTCAGAAGCTCTATATCTTACGTGTAAGAAAGGACGTCTGATATTTGATCCTAACATTTGATCATATACTGTAGATGTACCAGCAGGTATCATAACACCATCAATAGCGTTAGACATACCTCTTGTAGTAGCATCGTTTAAGTATTTCCAGTCAGTTTTATAGAAGTCATAAGAACCTCTTCTGAAACCAGAGAAACCAAAGTTAAGTGCCATTTCAGCTTCGTTATCAAATAAACCGTAAGAAGCAGCGTTAGTTGAAGCATAACCACCATTTGTAGCAGCTAACATATCGTCAAAATCAAGAGCAGTTTGTCTTGATAAGAATAACATATTTTCTTCAATAGCACCTTGCTTATCTAATTGCTTTAAGATCTCATCGAAATCTCCTAATGCACCTGAACCAGGAGCAGCAGCACCAGCAAAACCAGAGTATACATTACCTCTTGATTCGATAGCAGCAAATAAACCTTCAGAACCTTTGATATTTTGAGCAGCACCACCTGGTCCAAAATTAGCACCAAAAGCTACTGTGTTAGCTTGAAGCTCACCTTCAACCATAGCCATTTCTAAGTAATCTTCAAATCTTAATCTTGTTTCAGACTCAGACTTTAGATACCATAAATAACCAGATGTTCCGTCTTCAGTAGCAACTTCAATCCAACCTATTTGAGCAGTGTCAGATCCACTTAATTCGTAATTATCTTTTAAGATAATTGGTGAATTAAAGTATCTCGTAAAACCTGGCTCAATAGCTCCAGTCATTCCGTTACTTCCTTTTGGAAATTCAGATCCATATACGAATACACTACAAGTACCTCCAGTAATAGCGGCAGGTACACCAGCAGCATTTGTTTCGTATAAAATACAATCAATTGTATAACCGTTAGTAGTTACACCAGAAGTTCTATCAGTTACTAAAGCTTTAGCAGAAGATAAACCTGTAGCGTTATCAGTAATTAAGATAGTGTTACCATCTCTAATTGCTGAAGTAGCTGGGTTATCTGCACCAGGCGTAATAGTAATTGTAATTAGTGAACCAGCTCCAGCTGCTACAGCACAATTATCATATGCAATGTGTAATCTATTTTGTTCAGACCAAATTACTTGATCCGATGTCATTGGCATTTCAGCGCCAACCATTCGTAGGAAACCAGCTAATGTTCTGTTTCCGTATCTCTCTACCTCTTGCTCATAAAGCTCTGGTAGATATTGTTGTGCCCATGTATCAAAGTTTGCGTCAGCAAAATCAATATAGTTATCCTGTACGGTAACCTGATTTGGCATTGGCTTAATTGATGCAGGGAAAGCACCTCCTGATAAACTCATGTTTTATTTTTTTATTATGATTTTTTCTTAATTTTCAACCTTGAACTATCAACTCCAGTAACGGCTCTTACTTTCCAGCCATTAGGCATAGTAGACTCAGTAGCTACCGGCCTTGTTTCATTATTAATGTTTTTAGATTTTGCTATAACATCTCTAGTTGCATCGGCTTTACCTTGCTCGTAAAAATGTTGCGCTAATCTATCTGCATTTCTAGCTGCATAAATTGCCTTATGATAATCTTCCATATTAGTAATATTTCCTTCTTTATCAGTAAATTTACTAATAAATTTAGAAACATCCGTTTGGGTGTTTATCATTTCTTGTGGGTTTGAAACGCTGTATCTAAAAGCTTTTTCTCCAACATTAAATTCAAAACCTTTGAATTGTTCTTGAAAATAGTTTTTTGTATTGTTTACAAACTCATTTCTTTTTTCTGTTATTTGTTGTTGTTCTTGGTTGTATCGTTGGAAAAAGTCCATAGCTTTTTTCTGCTCGTTAGTAACAGATGGCCTCAACTTGATTTCATCATAATATTTACTTTTCATTTGCTCTAAAAAGTTCTTGGCTTTTGCAACTTCTTCTTTGTATGCAAGCTTTTGCTTACGTACAAATCTTTCTTCGTCCGCTTCTTCATCATAAGAAAAGTTATCTTCCATTACGAAGCTAACTTCTTCATCATTTAGATGCGGTCTAGTTTTTTTATAATATTCTCTTACAAGTAGTTTGTCATCATACTTGCTATAATCTTTATTTAAAGTAACGTAATCTTCTACAGTTCCACCTGTATCTTTCATGAAAGTAACTAGTTTTTCTACATTTGTAGGTAGTTCAGTACCAGAAACTCTTTCATCTCTAATAGCTTCTTGAGCTTTTTTCTCTAACTCTTTAGCTTCTTCTTTTACTGGTTTTTCATGTATTACCTCGAGCTCTTTGTTCTCATCTTTGTTTTCGACCTCTTTGGTAATTTCTTCAAGTCTTGGCTCGGATGCTCTCTCCTCCACTTTTTCCACATCTTTGGTTTGTTTATTCGCATCCACGACTCCTGTGCTTTGCTCTGGAACGGCATCTTCTTTTATTTCTAATTTAGTTACTTTTTTTTCCTGTGTTAACTTTTTAGGTCTACCAGGTTTTCTTTTCATTTTGAGAGGTTGCTTTGAATCCACCTCTGCCTCTGTTTTTACTTTTGACATAATATAATATAATATAAGTTATTAAATATTTAAATCTTGATTTTGTTCAAAATTTATGGGTAATAAGTTGTTTTGTTTTTGATCAGCAATAGCACTTTGTTGAGTGCCTACTATCTTGGTTCTTTTATCTTTTCTGTTTTCAATTTCTTGTTCACGATCAGCTTCTGTATTTATTTTTTGTTGGCCTAACTGCATATTGTAGTTAAACTCTAATTCCATTAATTCACGTTTAATTTGTGACTCAACTCTCATTCTTTCTATTTCATAACCAGACTTACCTTTTTCAAACTTAAGTTTAGTATCTAGTTGAGCTTCTGATTTCTGAACTTCTGCAAGAGCTGAAGCTTCACTTGCTTGAGCGTTAGCCTGTCCTTGAGCTTGTATATTAGCTAAGTTAGCAGCTTGTGCAGCTTCTGCAGCTTTTTTACGTTTTAGTTTAATCATTTGATTAGCTAGCTTTAAGTTTCTAACTTGCCTAATGTCTATTGCGTCTTCAAGATTTATACTGCCTGACTGAAGAGCTGCTTGTATATTTTGTTCTAATTGCTCTTTTTCTTTTTCATCTGGAACTAGATCAAAGTAAATACCAAAATCATATAAATGTATAGTTGATAAATCTTCTAATTGTCCAACGTTCCATGTTGATATGCTATTTTTTAAAGCTTCTTTTGTTAATTCAAACTCAATACTGTCAGACGTTCTTAATACTATGTTCTCACAAGTTCTAACTGTTAAATACAAGTAAGCATTTAATATATGTTTTGTGGCAGTATTAGAGTTTGCAGCTGCAAGTTTTTGTAAACCTACCAACGAGTCTGAGTTTGGCATACTACCATCTCTAGCTTCGTTAAGTCCAGTTACATCTCTTATCATTTGTAAATAGTACTGATAAGTAGATATTAAAGACTGTATTTTTCCACCACCGTCGCTTTTAACAAGTTCTTGTATTGGTATTCTACCTGGATTAGGATCACCTTCGGTAGTCATTGATCTACCTAGTATACTACCAGTTTGAAAATACATGTTTAAAGCTTCTTTAGCGTTGTAAGTAGTGCCATTTCCTAGGTCAACTTCAGCTAAACCATCAACATCTAAGTATACACCATCAGGAATTACTTTAGATATTACTTGTTGTATTTTTAAATGAGTTAACTGTATCATATCTGCAAATCCAGTCATACGACTAACTAAGCTTTCTATTCTACCGCCATACATCTTAGGACAGCAAATATTATAATTCATATTTACTTTAACTAAATTAGATTTTGGCCTTGTCATGTTTTCAGCCATTTCCCACTTTAGCATCATATCATAACCTAAAACTTTAGCTCCGCTATAAAGTACTTCAATAGACCTGCTGACTCTATCAAAATTATCGTTTTCATCTGGTGCAAAAGTATCTGGCTTTTCTAAAGCTTTTTCTAAACCTGTAGCGGTTTTTTTAATTTTAAAAACTTGCTCACTAAAAGTTTTGTATTCAAAGTAAAGTATATAAATATAATTACCATCTCTTTTACCGTTACGGTTATATAAAAAGTTTCCATTACCTTGATAGTCTTGAAGCTTTTGAAGTTCATCACCTGTTAAGTTAGGAAACTGTTTTTTGCAGTCTGCTAGCGACAACGCTTTTACTTCACCTACATACCAAAGATCTTCAAAGTTTGGGTCTTCACTGTAGGAGTATACTAGTTTAGCAGGATCTACATAATCAATTTTAACACCTTCAGCTTTATTCCAGTTAGTTTTTACAGCTCCAATACCTAATACTACTAGATCTTCTATTACACGTTTTTTCTTTAAGTTATATCTATTAAACTCTAAAGTGTTGTTAATAGCTTCTTCACAAGCTATTTCACTTGCTTGCTTGTAACTTAATTGCATATGAAGATCAAGTTCTTCTTTAGTCTCTGGTAATTCTTCTGGCTTATTAGTATTAAATAAGTCCATGCTTAATACACTTTGTATTTCTGCTAAAAATTCTTTTGATTGCATATCTCTCAATATGTCTTCTGCGTATTTAGACCTCATACGTCTTGACTCTGGATCTTGTGCAAAAGCTTTAATATCATAAAGCTTGTCATCCATACCGTTAACCACTATATCTACAAACTTAGGTATAATTGGAACTGGCTTCCAGTCTAAGTTTAAGTAACTTAAATCACCGTTAATAGCTAGTTCATCTTTGTATTTTTGAACTGGTTGTTCTGCTCTAGCGTATAATCTACGTAATCTAAAGTTATTGTAATTGCTATTAAACCTGTTTTCAACTCCAGATCTAGTTCCACTAAACCAATCACCTTCAATAGCCATTCCAACTTGGCGGCCATAGTCCATGCTTTGCTTAGCTTCATCAGGTACTACCTGATCTGGAAAAGAACTATAAGTGTTTGTAATTTTCGTCATTTATTATATTATTTGTGAAAAGGATCCTTTATTATTATATCTACGTATTCCTAAGTTAATATCTTGTTTAACTCTAGTAGGAACTGGTCTATACTTGTTTTTATTACAAGCCATTATGGCTAATCCTGAACTAATAGAAGCATCATATTTAGTTCTATTATTAATATTAAACCTACTCCAGTCATCTAAAGTTTTTTGAAAATACATATCTCCTACTTTTGTTTCAAGTTGGCCAACATGATTTTCAATGTAGTATTCAATCGCAGCAGCATGTGCTTGCTTAATGTCTTCGCTTGAGTTAGGTATGCCACCTATTTCTCTTTCAGCTACAGATAATTTATTATAAATTTTATCAGGCCTATTCATACTAAAACCTCTATAACCTCTACGCTTTAAGTAATACAATAATCTTGGTTTGTTATTTTCAGCAAGTATTGGCATACTATAAAATGCTAAAGCCATTAATACATCTTCAAAGAATATTTCAGCTGTCTGAGGTCTAGCTATATATTCTAAGAAAAAATGATTAGATGGCGCATCATCCATAGAAAACTTAGTTAATCCATGAAGTGCTCCTTTACTGCCGCGGCCATCAACAGTACCGCTAATATCGTAAGAGTCACAGCCAAAAGCTCCAATATGTTCGTTACCTGGATATTTAGTTCCATTTTTTATTATTATATTATTTTGTAGTTTTAATGGTGGAACCCAAGAAACAAGAAACCTACCGTTTTTGTTTGGATAGAATTCTACCTGAGAATCTTTAACTCCATTTAACCATTGAAAACTTCCCTGTGCTACAGAAGATATATTGTTTAACTCTTCATTAATATCTATTTGTTGATATATTTTAGTTAAATTAAATAAACTATCTTTAGTTTCATCTCTAAAAGCATGAGCTTCAGTTCTTGGAAATTGCCTGTAGTACTCATTTAAAGCGTCCTGATCTGCTTTTAATCCATCAACTTCGTTGTTCCAGTGTTGTATAACTCCTGTTGTAATATATCCACCATCAATTGTTTTGACTGGATCTTTTGGGTTTGTAAAGATAGGTAGTCCGAAAGAATCCATGAATCCTTCGTAGTTCCACTCCATAGGTATGAACAAGCTATAGAGCCCAGAAGTTGTTTGTCCGTTTTTATTTCTTTTTGTAACGTCTGAATTGTAGTATAGTTTTTTAAAGTTGTCTCCACCTTTGTCTAAAGCATTTGAAGTCGAGCCCATCATACATTTACCTACGATTCTAGAACCAAGTCTTAATGTAGTTTTTGTAACTCTCCAGTTGTTTAATATATTATCAGGTCTTTCCCATTTACCACTTTCATCATGAGCTAGTATTTTTAGCTTTTCACCATCATAAGAGTTGTCACCTGTATTTTTCCAGTCAATAGTTGTATCAAGTCCGTCTAGTTCTTTAAGCTGTTCATTGCTTTCTATCTTTCTTCTAGTAAGCTTGGATGCTGGAACCCTATATGCCAACTCAGTCTTTGGCCGGTCCATACCGTCTTGAATTGGTTTGAAGAAAAATGGATAGTTAACAGATATTGGTACAACCTTATCCGTAAACATTTTTTTAGCATCAGCACCTGATTTAGAGAGTATACCAAATCTACAGTCTGAGGATATTGTGGCTTGATTAACAAGTTCTGAGCTTGCCATAAAGCTAAATCCAGATCGTCTGTTTTTAAGATAACAAATTCCGTAACACCTATGGTCCGCTTTACAGGCTTCCCAAAATATAAAGAATAATCTATTTGACTCTCTGTATTCTGGTGCTCCAATGTCAATTTTTGACCACTGCAAGTACATGTAATGAGTGCCAGTAATGTAAGTATCAACACCATTGTTACAAAACCAAAATCCTTGCTCTCGTCTAGTAAATTCATTATCAATATAATCGTACCATTTTTCTTTAAAATCTAACGAGTATTCTTCCCAGTCAAATCTTGTTTTAATTCGTTGTAGCTCTTTTGGGTATTCAAATCTTTCCCACCGTTGTTCCTCTTGTTTTTTGCTTCGTTTAAACGGTTCACTTGCTGCTGGTAGAGCAATGCGGAGACCTTGTATTTCAATGATTGTTCCAATTTTACCTGTTTTACTTATTACTACAAAATCATACTCTACGTTATAACCATATTCCCACTTTTTAAATCTATTATTTTTAGCTAATATCTTGGGATTAATAACGTCTTTTATTTCTTTACAAAGAGTTTGTTCATAAATCATTTGCTTCTCCCTTCTGCAAAACCTTTAAATGACTTTACTTCTTTTGTTTTATCTTCGCCATTTAATATAGCTTCTTCTTCTTCAATACGCTGTAGTATTTCAAAAGCATCCATAATACAAAGTTTTTTAGTTGCCGCAGCGTTCTTTAATCTATCAGCGCTTATATCTTCACCTGTATCTACTATAGGCTCTTTAGCAACTTTAACTAACTCATCAACTGCTTTTCGTCCAGCTTGGATTATATTTTTTCTCGTCTCCTTTGTTTTCATGAGTTAAAGCTATATTATTTGATTTCATACAATAAAGTCGTTCATCACCTATAACAAACTCAAACTCTGAATTAGGCGTAAACGTTACAAGTGTTCCAGGTGTTATTCCTACGTCTTCTAAGGAACTATTGCTATATCTAACTATACCAACGTTAGGTTTTTCTTTTAGCGTGTTAAAACGATCTGTATCATGCACTGGTGAAATAAAGCAATAGTCATTAAAAGCTTTACCATTATACATGTATATCTGATTAGGTGCACAAAAATATAAGTTGTCTTTAAAATAAGTTGCACTATTACGTTCTTTACCTTTTTGATCGTACCATCTTCTAAACAAGTTATGATGTACATATAACTTATCTCCAACTTTAATAGGTGAGCTATAAGCAGCTGGTATAGACACAACAACTGCTTCTTTGCTCACAAATAGGTGGTTTTCTATAGTGGTATTAATAATAAGTGTTTTATCACCTACTTTTCTTATATTGTCATATCTTGATTTAAGAGGTTTGACAATAAAGCTATACAAGCTTTTCATTAATATTTAAGATCGTATTCAACAGATATAGCCATATTATTATTAAACTTTTTCCAAGGAAGTACTTCGTTAGATTTAGTTATAAAAATATTATATGAGTTATCTTTATCGTCAAACAAAATATTAGATATTGTATGACCACCATAAACTTCTTGATCTAAAGAATAATGCATTGCATCATTTTTATAATCAGAACCTATACTAATCTTTCTTATCACTGACATCTTCGTTTCTTTTCCACTCACCAGTAGTGAGGTTAATATCTATGTGTCCGTATTTATCTTGTAAATCTTTTTTAGTACCGTCTATAACAACATTAGCATCTGCTAGTTGATGTAGGTGTGAGTGTTTTTTTGACTCAAGATAACCTAACTCCATTAGTATAGAGTTTACTTTATTTTGTTCTAGTTGAATTTTATCTAGTTCTGCTTTGGTAATTTTACCACGCATCCTGTTTTTTATATTTGCCATTTTATTTAATTTAATTTAATTGTTGTTGGTTTTTTTTAATATATAGCTACGCAATCTGTACCAACTTTTAATTTAGTAGCTAACATAGGTGTTTTATCACCTACAACTGTTCCTGGTTGCACGTTTTTAAATATAACGTCA